CTGTTTTTGTGTGTGTCACAGCACGGTCAGTGGCGGCGGCGGTGCGGGCAACGTACGGGCCGCGTGGACGGCCCCGGCGAGCGCGTATGTGCCATCGATCGGTGCCGATCCGCGGCGTGTGAACACCCAGCCGTCGCCGCGGTTGAGCTTCTGCGTCTGCCTGACGTGGGTGGTCAGCATCTCGTCGCGGGGGTGCCGTACTTCGCCGGCCTGGATCACGTCGGCGGCGCCCATGCACACCGCGGGCACCTCGGCCTTCAGTTCCTCGACCTTGACCCGGCGCGGCAGGGGCTTGGTGGACTTGGCCAGGGATGCGGCTACGGCGGCCGCAGGACCGCCAGGGAACCACGCGAGGGCCCGCGGCCGCAACCGGGTCACCAGGCCCGGCAGATCGGCCCTGAGCGCCTTCGTGCAGCCGAAGCCCTGCCACCTCTGGACGACCTCGACGTGGGTGACGCCATCCAGCGTCGCCGCCGCTATCAGCGTGGCGTGGCTGCCGTCCAACGACACATCGAAGCAGAGCACCAGCCGGTCGCGGTGCTGGGCCAGGTCGACCGGCTGATCCAGGCCGGCGGCCGTCCAGGCGTCCAAGTCGATGGCCGGATCCAGCGTGTCGACCCGCTGGCACATCCGTTCGATGCGGAAGCGGATCAGCGTCTCGCCGCCGATGCGTTTCGCTGTGATCGCCTCGCCGAGCAGGGCGTCCGGTGAGATGCGGTGGCCGAGCGCCGGATTGGAGTACGCCAGGGCCTCGAGGTCGGTGGGGTCGGCGCCGGACGGGGCGCTCCACGCGGCCAGGAACGCCCGCGGGTCACCCTGGCCGCTCTCGATGAATCCCAGCGCCGCGTCGTATTCCTCGTGCAGGACGACGCTCTCCGCGTCGCCCTCGTTGGAGATGCACACGACCAGGGCGTCGTGGACGGCGCCCATCGCGGGGATCACCGCGTCCCACACGTCGCGGGTCCTGTGTTCCCGAAGCTCGTCGAGGACGGCGCGCCGGAGCGTGTCGCCGCGGCCGGCTCTGCGGGTGGGCGCCGCGAACCGGTAGTGGGCGCCGTGGGTGTTCCAGAAGTCCTCCTCGCCGATCTGCAGCGCGGTGTGCCGGGGTGCTAGGGCTTCGGCGAGCAGCGGGCTCTCCTCGGCCATCCGGACGGTCTTGACCCATGACCGTTTCGCCGCGGCCCGGTCGGTTGAGGTGCCGAGGATCTCGTCGACCCGCTCGATCCACATCCAGTACAGGATCAGCAGCCGGGTGAAGATCGTCTTCCCGTTCTGCCGGGCGACCAGGATGATGGCCTTGCGGTAACGCGGCGTTCCGTCGGGGAACAGCTCGCCGAGGTGGACGGCGAGCCAGCGTTCCCAGGGGTCGAGCGGCCAGCCGATCAGTTCGCAGAACGCGATGAAGTCGTAGCCCCAGCTGGCGTCCGGGTCGCTCAGGTCACGGAGCGGTGGCGTCCAGATCCGCGGCTCGACTCTTCCGAGTACGGGCGGCAGCAAGCTGGTCCAGCGGGTTGGCGACGGGCTTGTCATCGGTGACCGCCTTCTTCGCCGCGGCCCGGGCTCGGGGGCTCATGTGGAGGGCTTCCAGGGCGGTCAGCAGCGCCGGCCCGAGCTTGGTCAGGTCGCCGCCGGCGTCGATCTCGCCGGCGTAGGTCAGCGCCAGGTCGGCTGCTGCACGGTCGACGGGACCAATTGGTCCCGCACCCAGGGCCGCGTCGACGGACTCGCGCAGGCTCATGACACGAAGAGTAACTGAGGTTCCCTCACTATGGGGTAGCCTCACTACATGAGGTGGCCGTGGTCGCGCAAGACGCAACCCGAGAACCTCGTCTCCATTTCCGACCCGGCGTTTGCCGGCTATTTCGGGCTCGGCACGCCGAACTACTCCGGCGTGAACGTGGGTGAAAGCGGCGCGGTCACCCTGTCGGCGATCTGGCGGGCGCTGTCGCTGCTGTCCGGCTCGCTGGGACTGCTGCCGCTGCGCACCTACCAGGACCAGGCGAACGGTCAGCGGAAGCTGTTGACGTCGGTGTTCGACGACCCGGGCGGCCCGGACGGCATGACGCCGTTCGAGTGGAAGCGCACCGTGGTCGTGCACCTGAAGCTGCACGGGAACGTGTTCCTGTTCAAGCTCCGCAACCAGGCCGGCGCCCTGGTCGGGTTGGTCCCGTTCCACCCGCTGACCGTGGTGATGGCCGACCCGACACCGCAGGAGGTGCGCGACGGTACAGGCCCGCGCGGCGGGCTCTGGTTCGACATCACGCTCGCCGACGGCGAGAAGGTCCACTGGGACGCCAACGACATCTTGCATATCCCCGGGATGAGCCTGGACGGCAAGCGGGGCCTGTCGCTGGTCGACGTCGCCCGCAACAGCCTCGGCACGGGGATCGCCGGTGACCGGTCCGCCGCGAAGATCTTCGCCGACGGCGCACTGATCTCCGGGCTGGTCACCCCCGAAGACGAGCTCGAGGTCGACGAGGCCAAGCAGGTCCGGACCGAACTCGACCGCAACGTGGCCGGCTACGAGAACGCCGGGAAGATCGCCGTGGTCAACCGCCGGCTGAAGTTCCAGCCGTGGACGATGACCGCGGTCGATGCGCAGTTCCTGCAGTCGCGGCAGTTCTCCATCGAGGAGGTCGCCCGCTGGACCGGCGTGCCGCCGCACCTGCTGATGCAGACCGAGAAGCAGACCTCGTGGGGCACCGGCGTGGAGGAGCAGAACCGGGCGCTGGGCCGGACCGTGCTGGGCCCGGACGCGGCGCTGATCGAGCAGCGCTGTAGCCGGGAGCTGAAGCCGTCGACGCGGTTCGTCGAGTTCGACTTCGCCGGGCTGGAGCGGCCGTCGCCGGAGAAGGAGATCGAGCTGCTCATCGCGCAGGTGCAGGCGGGGCTGCTGACCGTCAACGAGGCGAGGGCCATCCGGAACCTGCCGCCGCTCGCCGCGCAGGAGGCACCCGTTGAACCTCTCTAGGGCTCATGCGCTCGCCGCCCGCGGCCGCTCCCTGTACTACGCCCACCAGCCGGTCGGGGGCGCGCCGCCGCGGCAATGGTATCGGATCACGAACGCCGCCGAGCCGGACACCGCGACCGTGCTGGTGTACGGCGACATCGGCGCGTCGCTCGGCGGGGTCGACGCCGAACAGCTGGTCTCCGACGTGCAGGCCCTGGACGCGAAGCGCATCCAGCTGCACATCAATTCGCTCGGCGGGTCGATGTTCGACGGCTTCGGCATCTACGCCGCGTTCCGCAACCACCCGGCGACCGTGACCGCCCACGTGGACGGGGCGGCCGCGTCGGCCGCGTCGATCGTCGCCATGGGCGGCAACGAGGTCGTCATGGAGAAACCCGCCCGGATCATGATCCACGACGCCGGGGTGTTGACGGCCGGTACGCCGCGGGACCTGCGCGAGGTCGCGGACCTGCTCGACGAGTTCTCCGACTCGATCGCCGAGATCTACGCCGACCGTGCCGGCGGGAGCGTCGCCGACTTCCGTGCGGCGATGACCGCGGAGACGTGGTATTCGGCGGCTCAGGCCGTCGAGGTCGGCCTGGCCGACCGGGTGAACGGCACGACCACCGCGGCGCCTGAATCGCAGGCGTCGCAACGAATCCGGGCCCGTGCCCGTGTGACCCTGGGAGGGGCCAAGTGACCGTGGAAGAGATCCTCGCCGCTCTGCAGGCGATCATCGACGAGGCCGGGGCCGAGCCGCTGTCCGAAGAGCAGGCGACGGCGTACGAGAAGCTGGAAGTGCAGCTGAAGGCGGCGCAGAAGTCCGAGGAGATCCGTAAGCGCAACGCCGCGTACAACACCGTCCGGGTGCCGGCCGGTGTGCCGTCGCCGGGCAGCAAGCCGGAGGACAGCATCGAGCTGGCGTTCACCGCCTACCTGCGCACCGGGCGGCCGAACGCCGACATCTCCGGCCTGCGGGTGTCCAACGCGCAGTCCACCGGTTCGGACCCGGCCGGCGGCTACATGGTGCCGCCCGGCTTCCGGCAGAAGCTCGTCGATGTACAGAAGGCGTTCGGCGGTATCGGCCCGGAGGCGGATGGGTTCTCCACCGACAACGGATCGACGCTCGAGTACCCGTCCGTGGACGACACCGCGAACAGCGGCCAGATCACCGCCGAGGGCGCCGCGGTGGCCGGCGGCGCCGACCTGGTGTTCGGCACCGTCGCGCTGGGCGCGTTCAAGTACACCTCCTCCGGTGCGAGCAACGCGCCGCTGAAGGTGTCCGTCGAGCTGCTGCAGGACGCCGCGTTCGACGTGCAGGGCCTCATCTCCCGCAAGCTGGGCATGCGCATCGCCCGCAAGCAGGCGGTGGACTGGGTGACCGGCACCGGCACCACGTTGCCGTTCGGCATCGCCCGCGCGGCCCTGACCGCGAACGTGACCCTCGCGGCTGGTAACGC